ACTTGCGTGGGTTATAGACTACAAGACTAGCAAAAACGCTAAGTACGCTGACCCTGACCAGTTAGAGCTTATGGCATTACTAGTGTTTGCTAGCTACCCCGAAGTAGAAGAGATACGTGGCGGGTTAGTATTCGTTAAGTGTAACGAGTTAGTACGTAAGAAATATCAGAAAATAAAACGCTCTGAGCTTTGGTCTAAATGGATTGCCAAACACAAGAAGATGCTCGAAGCCCATAAGCTAGACAGGTGGCCCACAAGAGAATCGGGCCTGTGTAGAAACCACTGCCCAGTGCAGGAATGTATTCATAATGGAGCGAACAACTGATGGCTAGAAAACCTCAACCAAACCCGCCCAAAGGCTCTAAGGAGCATGAACGCAGAATGGAGCGCCAACGTGCTAGACGCGCTGTGGATAAGAAACATACAGGCAGTATGACGAAAACCGTAAACGGCAAACGTGTTGTTAGTAAATCCCCTAAACGTGACGGCAAAGATGTGTCGCACAAAAAAGCTTTATCCAAAGGCGGTAGTAATAAAAACGGCACGTTCTTAGAACCACCTAGCAAGAATAGGTCACGTAACTACAAAAATAAAAAATAACTGTTATGGGATTCCCATAACCAACCGGATTTATATGCAAATACTAAACGACAAAGCTATCTTGTTGGAGGTCGATAACCCCCAACAAGTGGTAAACTTAATCCCCAAGAGCCGGATAGTGGGCGATAAAGTCGCTGTCCACTGGGGCTTAGAAGAAATAATGGTACTACGTAACCTAGGCTACGACGTACCTAGTCCAATCGAAGGCAGATACAAATTCCCCTCTGCCATGACTCCCTACGAACACCAAGTAAAGACCGCGGCGTTTCTCTCTGTTAATCCACGTGCTTACTTGTTATCAGAACAAGGGACAGGCAAGACAGCTTCCGCTATATGGGCATCCGACTACTTACTAAAACAAGGTAGGATAAATCGGGTACTCGTAGTGTGCCCTCTATCTATCATGGAGTCGGCGTGGAAAGATGATATGTTTAAGTTCGCCATGCACCGTACAGTAGAGGTAGCCCACGGCGCTAAAGAGAAACGCAGAAAAGTGCTAGCCTTAAACACGGACTACGTAGTAATCAACTACGACGGCATCGAAGTTATACGTGACGACATAGCCGCCGGCGGTTTCGACTGCATAATAATCGATGAAGCTAACCACTATAAAAACTCGCAGACCGAACGGTGGAAAACTCTCAACAGCCTCGTGAAACCAGATACATGGTTGTGGATGATGACAGGTACACCTGCGGCACAAAACCCCGTAGATGCGTATGGACTGGCTAAGATGATGGACCCTAGCTCTGTACCAAAATACTTCGGTAAGTTCCGAGATATGGTCATGCAGAAAATCACGCAGTTTAAATGGGTCCCTAAACACAACGCTAGGGATACAATACATAACGTGTTACAACCCGCTATCCGGTTCACCAAAGACCAATGCTTAGACCTACCGCCGATTACGATTACGTCGCGGGACGTAGAAATGACCCCGCAGCAAAACAAATATTATAAGGTGCTCAAAAACAAAATGGTTATGTCTGCAGCAGGGGAAGCGGTCACCGCGAGGAATGCCGCTATCCAGCTTGCTAAGCTGATGCAAATTAGCCTAGGTGCTGTGTACACCGATGAAGGAGAGGTGTTACAGTTTGACGTTACCCCCAGATACAAAGCACTAAAAGAAGTTATGGAAGAGGCAAACAAGAAAGTCATTGTTTTCGTGCCGTTTAAAAACAGTATCAACTTGGTAGTGGAGAAGCTGAGAAAGGACAAAATATCGTGCGATATTATATCCGGAGAGGTAAGCGCGTCTAAGCGTTCAGAGATTTTTAGAGCTTTCCAAACCTCCGATACGCCTCAAGTTTTAGTCATCCAACCACAGGCGGCGGCACACGGTGTTACCCTAACTGCCGCAGACACAATAGTGTGGTGGGGGCCGACACCTAGTTTAGAAACGTACTTACAAGCAAACGCTAGGATTCATCGCCCGGGCCAAGATAGCAAATGCACCATAGTTCAACTAAGAGGGTCTTACGTAGAAAGACGTTATTACACAATGTTAGATACGAGAATAGACTTCCACACAGGTTTAGTAGACCTTTACAAAGAAATACTTGACTAGCGTAAGTTTAGCCATTATATTACAAGTTCAACCAACCGGAGATTAACATGACTGACAGTACTGACAGTGGCTTACTGCCCGAAAAACTTACCCGAGTATTCCTCAAGATACGCGACAGACGTAGCGAACTAAAAGCCGCGTTTTCTGAAGAAGACAAAAAGCTAGAGGCCCAGCAAGATAAAGTTAAGGCCGCGCTTCTAGGTTTCTGCAAAACAAATGGCGTAGATAGCGTAAAAACAAACGCCGGCACGTTCTTCCGCACAGTTAAAACACGTTACTGGACTAACGATTGGGAGGAGATGAATGCATTTATCAAAGACAATGATGCGCAACACTTCTACGAGAAACGCCTAAACCAAACTGCGGTTAAAGAGTTTATAGAGGAGGAGTTAGATGGTAGCGCACCTGATTTTATTAACATAACTTCTGAATACCAAGTATCAGTAAGGAAAGGAAAATGAGTAACGGTCCATACGTTGGGATAGAAGCACTAGCTAATTACTTCGGTGTTTCTACGTCAACGGTACGCCAGTGGTTACGCGCCGATAAAATACCTGACAGCACCTACTTACGTGTCGGTTTAACATACCGATTCCATTTACGTGCTGTAGAGGATGCGTTGCTTAACTACAAATCGCGTGAGGGGATGACCTCCGAAGAACGGGCTAAGTTTGCCGATGCTATCATACAAAGTTTGGATAGTAGTGTAGACGAAACCCAAGCGGGTATATCTGAGCGCAGACTGCGAGAAGCAAATGCGGAGCTAGATGCAAAATCGCGTGGTGTACCGTACCTGAAAGAAGACCAAAGTTTGGACGAGGAACTTTCCTCTATCCTAGAAGACGATGAACTAAAAGACATATAAGGTAAAACAATGAAAGAATTAATGAACATTAGCACAGCTCTAGCAAGCTCTGACTTATTTAAGTCTTTGCAGGAAACTACGGATAAGTTGGCAGGTAGCGGCGGTGGAGATTACCGTAGAATCAGCCTAAAAGGTAGTAAGTTCCGCCTCAAGCTAGGTGGTGAGCAAGTAGGTAACGCCCGTACCGATGCGTTACAGATAGTTATCGTAGATGCCGCGGAGTTATCACGTACATATTATGCAGGGGACTACGATTCAGATAACCCTACGCCGCCCACTTGTTGGTCAGCGGATAGCAAATCGCCTGACCCGAAAGTACCTGCGTCTCAGAAGCAGTCAGACAACTGTAAGACCTGCCCTATGTCTATAAAAGGCTCTGGCCAAGGTCAAAGCGCCGCATGTCGTTTTTCTCAGAAGTTAGCAGTAGTGCTCGATAACGAGTTAGAGGAAGAGAAGATACCTGTGTATCAACTAAGCTTACCTGCCAAATCTGTATTCGGCGCGGCAGAAAGCGGTCACATGCCTATGCAAGCGTATGGCAAAATGCTTAAGACCCACAAGGCACCTGCTATTGCAGTGGTCACGGATATGTATTTTGATGAAGACAGCGATACTCCTAAAGTCTTCTTTAAACCTAACCGCATGCTTACTGAAACTGAACTCGCACGAGTTGTTGAGCTACGCGACTCCGAGGAAGTAAAAGACGCTATCACTATGTCCGTAGCAGAAGCCGATGGTGTAGCAGAAGCCGATGGTGTAGCAGAGGAAGAAAAAACCCCTGCTAAGAAAGCCCCTGCTAAGAAAGCCCCTGCTAAGACCAAAGTAGTAGAGGAAGAAGATGACGAAGAAGAAGCCATCGAAGAACCTAAGAAAGTAAGCAAGAAAGCTGAAAAGCCTGAAGTAAAAGTAGACGACGAGCTTGCCGGTTTGATTGACGACTGGGACGAGTAAGCGTTATGGGAATCCCATAATGGGGTTCCTTTCTTTTTCTTCAGGGGATGGCAATGAACCGTGAAAATTTTATAAGGACGCTACTGCCGACAAACGGGTTATACGCATTATTCGCAAAACATAAAAACGAAGAATGGCCTAGACAGACTTTCCACGACACTGTGGAGGGACTACTTAAAGCGCTAGACGCTTACGACGGGTATGACTTATATTGTGGGGTAGCTAGCTTTAAAGACGACAGCGATAGAAAGCAACATAATGTACACGAGATAAAAGCTTTCTTCTTAGACTTGGATGCCAAAGACTTCGGCTCTAAGAAAGAGGCGTTGACGCAACTACAGGCTTTTTGTAAGGTAACTAAACTACCAAAACCTACTCTTATCGATTCGGGTAGGGGCATACACGTTTACTGGTTACTGGATAAAGCTATTGACGGTAGCACTTGGACTAAAGTAGCTACTAAACTAAAAGGTCTATGCGTACAGCATGGGCTTAAAGCTGACCCTGCGGTAACCAGTGACTCTGCAAGAGTAATGCGGATAGCAGGTACGTTTAACCATAAAGGCGAAGACCCCGTACCTTGCAGGGTGTTACAGTTTGACCCTGAGGCCGACAGAATTAGCCTAGAAGACTTCTCTGCTAAGATAGGTTACTCGTACGTACCTGAGCCAGAGTTTATAGTCCCTGCGGCGTTTGCAGGGCTAGAAGACCCACTATCTGACAAGTTAAGCGGCAATACTGAATCATCCTTTAAAGTCATAATGCAGAAAACACAGAAGGGCAAAGGGTGCGCTCAGCTAAGAAACGCGGTACTTGACAGTAAAGACCTAGATGAACCTACATGGCGAGGTGCATTATCTATAGCCGTAAGGTGTGTCGATAGTAGTGTAGCGCTACGCAAAGTATCTGAAAAGCATCCTGATTACTCAGAGAAGCTGACAAAGAAGAAGGCTGACGAAACTAAAGGCCCGTATACTTGCGACATGTTTGAAAACCTTAATCCTGATTTATGCAAAGGTTGCCCCAATAAAGGTAAAGTAAAATCCCCTATAGTACTTGGTAACCAGTTAATAGAACTAGAACAAACCGGTGACGGCGAAAGCCACCAAGAAACGGTCAAGTTAGTCAAGGACGGCGAAGTATTGCATGAGCTAACTGCTAATGTACCGCGCCCGCCTAGAGGTTACTCGTACGGAAAAGAGGGAGGTGTCTACGGTGTTGAGGTAGATGAAGACGGCAACAAAGACTTCAAAGTGGTATGCAAGCATACACTTTACGTAGTCGATAGAACATACGACCCTATAGAACATCAGGAGTCGTTGATAGTCAGAGTACATATGCCGCAAGACGGTGTGCGGACCTTTATATTGTCTAACGCTCAAGTATCGTCTGCGGATAAGTTAAGAGAAGAACTCGCTAAGAAGGGTATACTATCTCTTAACCAGACAGAACTTAGGAGATACATCA